GCAAACCAAAGTTCGCAAGATGGCACCTTGGTTTGCTCGTCATAAAGTTGACGGCCAAGCGCCAAAGAACAAAGACTCATCGCATCCTGAATATCCAGGCGCAGGCTTAGTTGCTTGGTTAATTTGGGGCGGAGATTCCAACTTCAGTGATAGAGCGCAAAATTGGGCGCAACGCAAGATTGATGCCCTAGATGCCGAAGCCGATTCAAGGAGCAAAATGGCAAAGAAAATTGAACGGCGCACATATAGTGTGCGCGATGTAGAAGCGAGAGCCGATGGCGATGGAATGCGCCTCGCAGGATATGCAGCAGTTTTTAATGATGCAAGCGTTCCTCTACCTTTCAAAGAAAGCATTGCTCCAGGTGCTTTCAGAAAAACCTTAGCTGAAACCCCTGATGTAAGAATGTTAATCAATCACGAAGGTTTGCCGGTAGCTCGCACAAAAAATGACACTTTGAAACTTTATGAAGATGAACGCGGATTGCGTTTTGAAGCAGACCTAGCTGACACTCAAGAAGGCCGTGACATTTATGAACTTGTCAAGCGCGGAGATGTTGACCAAATGTCTTTCGCCTTCCGAGTCATTCGTCAAAAATGGAATGATGACCGAAGCCGCCGAGTATTGACCGAAGTATCTTTGGCAGATGGCGACATCTCGGTTGTGACTTATCCAGCCTATCCAACAACTTCTGTTGAAGCGCGTGAGCATTTGAAGGAAGCAATTAAGGCTTACAAAGAAGGTCGCGAAGTCACAGGGGAATCACTTGCAGTCTTAAAAACAATTTTCTCCGACCTAGAAGAAGGTCACGAATATATTATGAGAGCCGTTGAAATGATGGCGCTAATGGTTAATGGCGAAGAAGTTGAAGAAGAAGCCCGCGAAAATGTCGGCGATTTCGTTGAATGGGATTCATCAGGCGGAACTGCCCGTGGTCGCATTGAACACATAATGGAAGAAGGAGTGCTTGGTATTCCTGGCACAGAATTTAGCATCACCGCCGAAGAAGGTGACCCTGCCGTTCTTATCCGTGTCTATGAAGAGTTCCGTGATGGATGGCGACCAACTGAAACTCTAGTCGGTCACAAGATGTCCGAACTTCGTTATATTGATCCACTACCTGAAGCCACAGAAGAAGAAGGTCGCAAGATTTCTCTGCGACTCGCCAAAGCAATAATCAACTCAACAAAATAAGTTTCTGCTCAACAGAGCAGATTGAAGTCGGAGCCAACCTCGCACCCCGATAAGCGCCGCGAGCATCTTGGCCACCACCTCGAAACCTAATCATAAGGAGCAAAACTCAATGTCATATCTTGACAAAGTAGTCGAGCGCCGTGATGCAGTGAAGGCAGAGATGGATGCAGTTCTTGAGGCAGTAGCTTCAGAGAACCGCACTGATCTCACCGCAGAGGAAACCGCTAAGGTTGATGCTCTAGTTGCTGAATCCCGTTCTCTCGATGAGAAAATTGAAAAGCTCACTGCACAAGCAGCAGCCGATGCAAAGGCCGCAGAAGCTCGTTCCGCAGTAGCAGAAATCGCAACCCCAAAGGTCGGCGGTTTCAAAGTCACAAAAGAATCACGCACTTATTCACCTGAGTCTGATTCATCCTTCTTCAAGGATGCTTACAACGCTCAGTTCAAGTCTGACTATGCAGCACAGGAAAGACTTGCTCGTCATCAGCGCGAAGAGGAAATCGAGCGCCGCGATGTCGGAACTGCACAGTTTGAGGGTCTAGTCATTCCTCAATACCTCACAGAGTTTGCAGCGCCACTTGCTCGCGCAGGTCGCCCGTTCGCAGACTTCTCCACATTCAAGCACACACTTCCACCTGCTGGAATGACCTTGAATATCTCAAGAATGACCACAGGATCAAGCACTGCTGTTCAGGTCACACAGAACGATGCAGTTAGCGAAACAGATGTCGATGACACACTATTGACAATCAATGTCCGCACAATTGCCGGTCAGCAAGACCTATCGCGCCAGGCGATTGAGCGCGGAACAGGAATTGACCAATTCGTTGCTCAAGACCTAATCCGTTCTTGGCACACCACACTAGATTCACAGATTCTAAATGGTGCAGGAACCGCAGGAACCATCGTTGGACTTCGCTCCGCCGGTGGAAACGCAGTCACCTTCACATCAACTGCTCCAACAGTTGCATTGCTATATCCAAAGCTCGCTGATGCGATCCAACAGATTCAGACCAATGCATTTGTGAATCCAACTCACTTCGTAATGCACCCTCGCCGCCTAGCATTCCTACTTGCTGCGTTTGACACAACAAACCGCCCACTTGTGGTTCCAGCCGCAAGCGGCCCAATGAATGCAGTTTCTTCAGGCTCAGGTTCAGTTGCTTACGGCAACTCTGGCTATCAGATGATGGGCCTACCTATCATCACAGATGCAAACATTGGAACAACTTATGGAACAACCACAAACCAAGATGAAATCTATGTTGTGACTGCTCCTGAGTGCCATCTGTGGGAACAATCAGGTTCACCATTCACCCTTCGCTACGATGCGACAGGTGCAGGAAACCTAACAATCAAGACTGTTGTCTATGGATATGCCGCGTTCACCGCAGGTCGTTATCCACTAGCGAACTCGATTATTTCGGGAACAGGCTTGGCAGCACCAACCTTCTAGTCACTAGAAGAAAACTAAATTGTGTAAGAGCGTTCAAGGCCCCCCGACTTGGGCGCTCTTACACTTCTAAACGATTCGGGGGAATCAATGAAAACAGGTCACAAAGTTTCAATCGGGTCTTGCGACCCTGGAATGGTCAATGGCGGATTCGCCTTCCATCTCATTCAATTAGCATCGGCACGCTCAAATAAGCTTGGCCCCTTTGTTCGAATCAAAGGATCAGGCTTACTTTCTAAACAAAGAAATCGCGTTGTCAAGCATTTCTTAGACTCAACTGATTCAGATTGGCTTCTGATGATTGACTCAGATGAGCAACTTGATGTCTTAACTTTTGACAAGTTGTGCGAAACTGCACACGATAAAGAACGACCTGTTGTTGCAGGTCTAGTTTTTGCAGGCTTTGGCGTGGTAGGCAAGCCTTATCCCAAACCTGTGCCAGCGATATTTCAAGATTCACCTGATGGATTTTTACCGCTTTACAAATACGACAAGAACGCAGTTTTCGAAATCGATGCCGCAGGCACAGGTTGCTTGATGGTTCACAGGAGCGTTCTTGAAGCAATGCGCGAAGCAGCAGACCCAAATCAAGGCAAGGATTGGTGTTGGTTTTGGGATGGCCCTATTAAGGGCGAATGGATTGGCGAAGACTTGCTCTTCTGCCGCCGAATCAAATCGCTAGGTTTTCCAATCTATGTGAATACCGGAGCGATTTTGCCACACTCTAAGTCTTATTGGCTCAAGGAAGAACACCACGAATTATGGCGAGATTAAAGCGCAAAGAAACGGCACTAGCTTTGCCTAAGTTAGAACGAGCAATTCAAACAACACCAAAGAAGAGGAAATCTAGTGGCAATCACCAACGGCTACGCGACTCTCGCGGAACTAAAGTCATCGCTGACAATAACTGACACAAGCGATGATGCTTTGCTTGAACTTTCAATAACTGCCACAAGCAGAATGATTGATGACTTTACAGGTCGCTTCTTCTATCCAAATGGAACTGTCGGAACACCTGTTGTTAGATATTACACAGCTCTTGATCCTTGGAGCCTTGCAGTAGATGATTTCGTGTCAATATCCGAAATCGCAACTGATGACAACTTCAATCAAACTTGGTCAACTGTTTGGGCGACTTCTGACTTTATGGTTGAGCCTATCAATAACCCTCGGCGCGGTTGGCCTTACACAAGAATCTTGGCAACAGGTCGTTATGTTTGGCCTTACTATCTGCCTCAATCCTGTCGAGTGACAGGCGTTTGGGGTTGGTCTGCGGTTCCTTCAGAAGTTAATCAGGCTTGTTTAATTCAAAGCTCTCGGCTTTTCATTCGTAAGCAGTCGCCATTTGGAATCGCAGGAACTCCTGAACTTGGCACTGTAAGACTTTCATCAAGACTTGACCCTGATGTCGAGGCTCTACTTCGACCAATGAAGAGAAATAATGGTTTGGCAGTATGAACCCAAGCACTGTTAGAGATAGGCTCAAGACTGCGCTTCAAACCATCTCAGGACTTCGCGCTTATGACTTAATTCCCGACACTGTGGTTCCACCGGCAGCAGTGGTCGGACAACTAGATTTCACATTCGACATCGACAATGCTCGTGGCTTAGACCAGGCGCAAGTTGATGTCCTTGTGATTGTGCAACGCTTTTCTGAACGCTCAGGACAAGACAGATTGGATGCCTTCCTTGCAGGAACCGGCGCTAGTTCTATCAAGACCGCGCTTGAAAGTGATCGCACTTTGTCGGGAGCAGTGAACACTCTGCGTGTCACAGGAGCCGAAGCAGGCACCTATGACTCTCAGGGAGTCACATTTCTCTCATACCGCTACAGACTCACAATTTGGGGATAGGAGAACCGATGACCTACAAAGTTCTTTCAGGCCGTGTGGTCTGTGGGAAAAAACAAGGTGAGATTCTTACCTTGAAAGAGTTAGAAAATGCAGGCGCAAACATTGAAGTTCTAATTGCAAGTGGCCACATTCAAGCAAGTTCAGCAACTCAACCAGTAATTAAACCAGCACAAGAAGGAGCCAAAAGCTAATGGCAAGAATCGTTCTAACCAATGCCTTAGTCACAGTCAACACTGTTGACCTTAGTGACCTAGTGGCATCTATTACACTCAACTCATCTATCGATGTGGTTGAAACTACCGCTTTCTCAAGCACCGCAGCTCGCACTCGTATCGGCGGTCTTGCAGACAATTCCATAACTCTTGAATTTCATCAAGATTATGCTTCAGGAGAAGTTGAAGCAACAATTTATCCTCTAATCGGAACAGTGACCACTGTGACTGTAAAGCCAGTTAATTCTGCAACAAGTGCAACGAATCCACTTTACACACTCAGCGCACTTGTTTCGGAGTGGACACCATTGAACGGAGCAGTTGGAGAACTTGCAACTGCATCTGTCACTTGGCCTGTCAGTGGAGCAATAGTAAAGACAACTTCATAATTTATGGCTCGTCTTGTTCTCAATAACGCCTTGGTGACATTTGCATCAACCGACTTGTCGGATCACATCGCAAGTGTCACCTTGAACACTGCCTTTGACATTGTTGAAACGACCGCGTTTGGGGATACTGCAAAAAAGCGAGTTGCTGGCTTGGCAGATAATTCTGTAAGTTTTGAATTTCATCAAGACTATGCTTCAGGCTCAGTTGAGTCAACGATTTATCCGTTGCTTGGAACTGCCGTGGCGTGTGAAGTTCGACCTGTCAACACAAGTGTTAGTGCTACAAATCCAAAATATACTTTCTCAGTTCTGATTTCCGAATGGACTCCTTTGAATGGGGCTGTTGGGTCTTTGGCAACTGCGAGTGTGACTTGGCCTATTTCAGGCGCAATCACGAAATCAACAACTTAAACCTATAAGGGGGAAATAAATGGATGGCTTGAAAATCCGCGTTCGCACAACTGATGGAACTGATGCAACTTATTCACTTCGACCAAGAGTCATTGTGGAGTTTGAGCAGAAATACAATAAAGGCTTGGCTAAGTTAATTGCAGAAGAGCAGAAACTAGAGCATATCTATTTCTTGGCTTGGTCTGCGATGAAGCACAATGGTCGCGTTGTCAAACCTTTCGGCCCCGACTTCCTAGACACTCTTGAAGAAGTCACGCTGGTAACAGACCCTTCTTCCGAATCCACAGAGATAGCCTGACTTATTCAATAGCAGCTCTCTCTGTGGAGGCAGGAATTTCGCCGGTGGCATTACTTGATGCCCCTGACGGAGTGTTGGAAGCAATGTTTGTGTATGTGAAAGAACGAGCAAAGGCGCGGAACAAATAATGGATTCACCAAATTATCGAATCTCAATTCAAGGTCTGAGTTCTACTATCTCAGCCATTGAGCGTTTCGCGCCTGATCTCAAGAAACAATTAGATAAAGAAGTTAAAGGTGTCTTGAGCAAGGTTGTCACACAAGCCCGCGAACATATACCTTTTGACATTCATCCTTCAGGATGGGCGCGTGAGAACAAAAATGCAGGCTTAATTGGCCCATTACAACAGGGTCAAGGCCGAGGAAGTTTTGTGCGCTTCGATGCTGCCAAAGCTAAAGCAGGAATCAAATCAACATCACCAACATCTAAATCTAGCGTTAGAGGCTTTCGCAATTCGTATGGTGTAATTCAACGCGATGCCGCAGGCGCTATCTTTGAAACTGCCGGTCGCGGAAGCAAAGCAAGTCGCGCAAGAACCCGCGCTTCACGATCCACAAATCCAACTGCCTCTCAAGACTTTATCCAAGCAGTTGAAAAGTATTACGGAGTTTTGCCGACATCTAAAGGCTTGGGTCAAGATAAGGGTCGCGCTCTGATTAGAGCAGTTGATGACAACAAGAAGAATGCTCAGCGTGCTATCTTTGAAGCAATTAAAGATGCTGAAAGCAAAGCGCAGGCACGAATGGATGCAAATTTGAATCAGAGAGAAGGTTAGGCAATGGCAATTATTGAACGCATTGTCACTGTCTATAATGACAAAGGCTCCAAGCAGGCTCTCAAAGACCTCAACAAGCTTGAACAAAATTTCAAAGATGCTGGCAAGAAAATTGCCAAGGCGTTTGGCGTTGCCGCCCTCGCAGCAGGCGCGCTTGCTGTAAAGCTTGGCAAAGATGCTGTTGAAGCTGCCATCGCGGATCAGAAGTCGCAGGCGCTTTTGGCAAATGCCCTTCGCAATACAACCGGCGCAACTGATTCTGCTATTGCAGGGGTCGAAGATTACATAGCCACGCAACAAAGACTTGTTTCTATTACCGATGACGAACTTCGCCCATCGTTAACTACCCTACTGAATGCCACCCAAGACATCACTGAGGCACAAGCCCTTCAAGCACTTGCCCTTGATATTTCAGCCGGCGCTCAAAAAGATTTGCAGAGCGTTTCACTTGCTCTCGCAAAGGCCGTTGGCGGAAATATCGGCGCTCTCACAAAACTCGGTGTTCCTTTATCTGAGGACATAAAGAAGAGCAAAGATTTAAATGGCGCTCTTACCGAACTAAGCAAGACTTTCTCAGGAGCAGCTTCAACTCGCGCTCAAACCTTTGAAGGTCGGATGCAAGGCATTCAAATTGCTTTTAGCGAAGCCCTTGAAACTTTAGGCTTCGCCTTTCTTCCTGTATTAGAAGATTTAGTAGTTGTTTTCCAAACACAGGTCATTCCTGCTTTTGAGAAATTCATTGAGCAAAACAAAGATGAACTCGCGGTCGCACTTGGCGACATCATAGAATTTCTAATCAAGGCAACCAAGGGTCTTGGCTCGATGTTCAAGACGATTGCCGACAATCTCACGACATTTAAGATTTTCACGGCACTAATTGTTGGCACATTCGTTGGCACAAAAGTTGCTGCAGGTATTGGCGCAATTATTGCAGCCTTAAAACTTTTGACAGGTGTATTTAAGAAGCAGGCAGTCGCAGGCACCGCCGCAGGCACAGCAACGGCCTTTGCCACCGGCGGAACTTCGGCCTTTGCAGCAGCCGCAGGCATAACAGCCTTTACCGCAGCAGTTGGCGGAACGCTTCTTGTTCTTAACAAAATGACCAATAGCCTTGATGATAATACCGAGGCAATTCAAAAAAACTCGCAAGTTGTGACAGGTCATCTAGCAGATTTGAACAGATTATCTCAAGCGACTGCCACTGCTAATATCAAAAACAAGGCTTTAACTGTTACAACTGCGGGTCTTAATAAAAAGACAAAAGAGCAACTTGCAACTGAAAGGGCACTTGCAGCTCTTCGCAAGTTAGGCGTTAAGCCGACAACTGAGAAAGACCCAATTCAACTTGAGGCGGCTCGACTCAATCTTTTGAAGCAGGCGAACTTAGAAGAAGCCCGCAAAGTCGAGGCTCTTATGAAGAACCTCGAAGCGCAGATGAAACTTAATGAGGCAGCTCAACGCTATGCCGATCTCTTGACTGTTTTATCAGATGCAGTCATCAGTGATGAAGAAGTTTCAGTTCTTGCTCAAAAATGGAACATCACCAAGGGCGAAGTCCTTGAATATATCGCCCGAATCTATGCTGCCAATTCAACAGACATCAATGACGGCCCAATAGTTAACCTGCTTATGAAGTGGGGTTTAACTAAAGAAGAAGCGCAAAAGTATGTCGATTTCACTCGCGCTCTCAAAGATGAGAAATTAGACGACTCTGAAATTGAAGAGTTAATGGGCAAGTGGGGAATGACCCGCGCTGAAGTAATCTCTTATAGTAAAGAAGTGCAAGCGGGAACTGCCTTGCAGAAATATCTTGCTCCTTCTTGGGCGCTTCCTGGTGATGCTGCTGCGGAAGCCTGGAAGAGAGCTTTAGCGGCTTTGAATGCTTACATTGCGGCTCTTTCATCAATGGGTGGCGCAACAGTTGGCGCGACAAGTAATGGAAAAACTGTCACGCCTCCAAAAACTACTACAACGCCTAGAGTTGTAACGCCTGCCGAAGAGCAAATCAAAACATTAACTGATTTGAGAAAAGAAGTTGCTCCTGGTTCGGCTTTAAGTTTCAAACTTAAGGAACAAATTGACGAATTAACTGAAAGTCTTAAAGGAATCGCCCCTCTATCGACACTAGGTGACGAAAGAGAAAGATTGCGAGCAATGGGGATGTTTGAAACTCCAGGCATTACTTCGCAATCAACTTTTGACCCTGGTTCTTTCCGTATGGCTGAAAACGCAGGAGTGACTGTCAATGTCACTGTTGAAGGCAATGTTCAAACAGAGACAGATTTGGCTAATGCCATCCGTCAGCGAATCTTGTTAGAACAACAAAGCGGTAATCCAATTGTCTTTGTTGGCGGTCTGTAATGCCAGGCACACCCGTTCTTGGAGTCAGCATTGACTTCGCAAATGGCCCTGCCTTTGGAAACCCTTTAATTTTAGATGATCCTTCAACGCCCCTTGGCGTGGGCATC